TACTGCTTCATATTGGTTTTTCATTGCCAGCAGATTATTAAATTCCGGTTCCATATTCGACCATAATTCTTTTAGTGCATCTCTTGTCGCTTTGTCCAGCCCGTCAATATCCAGCCATTGTGCAACCTGGTCATACGTCCAGCCATTTGCGGCATTCCCGGACCAGTTGATATATTTTAAGGTCTCTTCCATTGCCAGATTAAGGTTTTTACCCATTTGCGGGGTTATCTCGCTTAGGTCTTCCGAAAATGCATCTGCAATCGTCTGTGTCTGGAAATTGATGCCTTTTAGTTCAAGCTCCATCTGACGTTCAAGCAGTCCGGCATCCAGCTCCCTTTTTAGGCTGTCATACATCGTTTGCGTCAGATATGCCGCATCACCGGCAGTGATTTCCCCCGATTGGCTGCGATCCAATTGGAGTTTAAGTGCCCCCAGGCTGTATTCGTAAGATTGGCCTGCTGATGCTGATGCCTCTGTAATCTGGCTTTGGATTTCCTTCTGGAGGTTCTGGAATGTTTCCTTGTCCAGGTCCTTGCCGCTGTACTGCAGGTGAATGCGTTCAAGCCTGGCATCCAGTTGAGACTGTGCAACCTGATCCGTTATCCTTGCCAGCTCTGCTTGTAGTTCCTGTATAATCTTAGCTTCACGGGAATCAATGATTCCATCCTCCATGGCATTTTTATAAACCGCACCTAATTGCATCCCTTTTATTTTTATCTGTTCGTTAATACCTTCATATAGAGCGTCAAATCCAGTAATCAGCTCATTACCGGTTTGACTTTCTCCGCCAAACAGGGCATTAACGTTAAGGTGCGCCGTATATTGAGCCTGTTCGACCAGGGCAATGCTGTTTTGAATCATGCTGTCAATGGATGTCTGGAAAAGCGTCTGATCACTTTCGTTAAGTTCCATACCCATGCTCACTTTCCATGTGAGTTTTCTCAGGGCATCCGAACTATTGCTGATATCGTCGGCAAATGACGAAACCTTTTTCATCTCTCCCATCGCTAAACCAAGATCTTTTAATGTTTCTTTATCCAGAATATCCCTGGCCGTGTCCTGTAATTCTGACAAGGACAATGTGATATTCCCGAACGAATCCGACAGCTTTTGTTTCTTTAGTTCGGTATTCGCAATCTTAACCTTAGTGGCAATTCCTACTATGGCCCCACCGGCAAGTGCTGCCACTCCGATAGCGGCGGTAACTGGATTGCCCGTTACCGCCAACCGGAGTGCATTCATGGCTGTGGCTGTACTTGTAATGGTTTTTGCTAACTTCAGGGTTGTAATTGTAGTTCCGATGGCAGCGAGTCCTCCGGCGATAACATCCGGATTATTTACCATCCACCCACCTACTTTTAGCAACGGTTCTGCGAATGTCTCCAGAGCATCCTTGATGTCCTCGGCGTGCCGCCTGATCGTAGGAATGTTGGTTTTAAGCCCGTCAACAATGTTGTCCGAAAATTCGTAAATCAGCTGCGTTGCTCCTTGGGCTGCTTCTCTTAAGGGGTCCTGAAGATTATCGTAAATCCGTATCCCTGTATCCTGCAATGCTGATTGCATGATCGCAAGATCTCCTGTGAGATTGTCAATCTTGGTGTCGGCCATCCGCTCTAATGCACCTGCCGAACCATACAGCTGCTGCTCCAGGTTCTCCCATTCTGTTACACCTTCTGCTACAGTCGTATTCAATCCTGACATAAGGGCATTCAGGGCATCTACATGTTGTTTTCCGCCGATAGCAGCAAGGGCTTTGTTCCTGTCTTCCTCATTCAATTTCGAGATTGCACGATCCAACACATTAAGAGTCTCTGAGAGACCAATAAAATTGCCCTTGGCATCAAACGCGGAAACCTTGAGCTTCTTCATCATTTTCCCGGCTTGACCGGTTCCGGTTGTTAAATTAACCATGACTGCATTTAGGGCATTCCCAGCTTCCGACCCTTTGATTCCTCGGTTTGCCAGCACACCAAGAGCCGTTGCTGATTCCTGGATTGGAACTCGAAGGTTCTTCATTGTTCCACCTACACCTAAGTAAGCATTCATCAAGTGTTCTGCAGTCTGATTCGACTTATTATTTGCCGCTGCCGCAACGTCAAGATATGTACCCAGATCTTGAATTTCAATACCAAGGGCTGACATGGAATCTGTTACCAGGTCGGATGTTCTCGCCAGGTCCAGACCTGTAGCCTCCGAAAGGCGAAGAACCCCGGGAAGTCCGGCAATTGAGTCCTGAACACTCCATCCGGCCAGAGCCATATATTCCAGCGCCTCTGCTGATTCCGTTGCAGTTTTTGAAGTTTTCCTTCCCCATTCCATCGCCGCTTCTCTTGCAAGTGCATATTCGCCATTGGTTGCAGTTGCGGTTGCAGACCAGGAACTCATGGCTGCTTCAAACTCCCTCCCTGTTTCAATGCTGGCCATGCCGATGCCTGCAACTGCAACTCCAGCTGCAAGCATGGCTTCTGCCGTTGTCACTACCGCTTTTTTCGCTCCGTTCCAGGCTACATCAATCCCCTTCCCAGCTTCTGCCCAGGATTCTTTAAAGCCCATTTTCCCGGCGTCAGCATCTGCTGCTGCCTTGGCAATAGAGCGAATCTGCTTTTTTGTCAGATCACAGGAGGAACCCAAGGTTTTATCCACCATACCAACAATTTTTACGGCTAATTCATATTCTCTTTTGTCGGCCATCCTTTAGTTCCTCCTTTTTTCTTTCCTGGGTATCGCATTGATAATTTCGATCAACTCCCTCAACGGTAATTCAAAAAGATAATCCATGCCGGTTCTCGTGGCAAATGAAAGCTGGACAATGCAATTTCTGATAATCGCTGAATCACCCGGCCTCAGCTTTTCACGTAAAAAAAAGTGGCCACCAGCTCTCTCAAACGAATCGTGTCCCTTGCTTTCATATTGTTACAAAATTCCCATGGCCTTTTATTGATTTTTGCTGCCAAAAACATTGCATACTGACGGGTGGTTTCCAGCCGGATCCCTGAATACCCTTTGGCAGCCATTTGCATATCAACTGCACACAGCTCTGCTGCCGTTACATTCATAAGCCCTTCCATGCTGATTTCTGTTATCCGGTTACCGTCAAACAGAAATGGTTCTTCCAGTTTCAGGGTAAGAATTACCCCGGTGCCTCCTTCCATTGAATCCTCCGATACAATTGCTGCCTGCGTTTCATTATTAACCTTTTGTTCCATAGCCATCTCTCAATCCTCCTGTTAGCACAAACTTCTTACTTTTTGCATCAAATCCACGCCGTTGATCCGATAAATATTATTTAATTTATCAAGCTCAATCAGTTTGACTCCATCAATCTCATATAAAACATAGGTGCATTCAATGGATATTTTCGCTTCCATGGTTTCTCCCGGTTTTAAATTTCCGGGTGTCATGCTTTTGTTTCTACCCCTTACGACATAGCGAAAGCCGGCAAAGTCGGAAAGCCCGGTTGATTTGTCTGTTACCTGAATGGCTCCGCGGACGTTAAGCCCTACCACCTTCATCGGATTGGCAAATTCAAAAACCGGCTTGTACAATAAGCGGAATGGTATCTCCTGCGTGATAGAGTCAAAATGTCCCAGAACCGGTACATCGTAAGAACCGGCAACTCCGGCTCCTGTTACCGTGGCAACTTTGCTTGCCAGCTCCGCCATGCTCATCTCTGCGGTTACTCCCACAAGGATATCGCCATCGCCATCATATACATTGAAATTGTTAATGACTTCGGGAATAATCTGATTGGTAAATTCCATATTACGCACCTCCTAATGCAGTCTGGATAATCGTTGGATCAAATTCGATTTTGTTTACTATATATTCTGCCGGCGTCCAGAACGCAATCTTTGTGTAGAACATAACCGTTCCATCCATAATTGCAGAAATCGGATTATCCTCTTCGTTGAAGCTAATACTTCCGCCGGCAATATCGCCGGTAGATGCCAGGCTGTTTAAATACAGGTTTTCAGAATCAACAATAGATTCAATCAGCCGGTAATTCGTTGGATCATCCACTTTGTTTTTATAGGTCAGAATAAAGTGGTTCCGATACCAGCTCATCATCCGCCGGCATGCGATCCACCGATCCTTCGGATCAACAGTGCCGGGATATGCTGCCGTGTTATTTCCCCAGGACCTCCATCCTCCGTCTTTGACTGCTGTTACAATGCCATAAGAGTTAACCGCTTCGGCCATAACCGTATCCAGAACAATTTCCGTTCCGCTTGCCAGAACCGCCGCGCTGACATTTAACAGTTCGTTTGACGGACTCTTTACCGGTACATCATTATTGCTTACATCGGTGTATGCCGTCATTGCCGCCCAGACCGCTGAATAAAAATATGCCCTGGTTCCGATTCGGAGCTTTGGCCAGAGCAGAATCGCGTGCGGACTGTTTATTGCCATGTTTTCCTTGGCGTCTTTTAAGCCGGTATAAATTTTATTTGCTTCCGAGTCAATATCAATAACTGTTTCGCACGTGAATACTCCATTGATATCTGCCGTTTTGGAAGCCATAACCGCAGCAACTTCGGGAATCTGGGACCATCCAGGTGCCAAAATTAAGCCCGGTACCATTCCAAGCTTCGGATATACCTGCCTGATCACCTCAAGTCCGGTCTCTTTCCCGGTTGCGACATCGTAGCCACCTATAATATCTTCGCTTGTGACACTGGCTGCATCCAGCTGAACGCCCGTTGCCCCAAGGGTCGTCAGCCCTGTTGTTTTATCGGTCGTCAGCAGTGTGATGTCAATGCCGCCGGAATTATTGAAAGAGGCGATGTAGTCCGTGTCGGCTGTCAATGTTATTTCCGCCCCACCAGTCAGCACCAATTTGTCCAAAAGCAACCCCTTTTCTGCGATCATTGCTTTTTTCTCCGCTACTGCGATGTTGTTACCGGTATAGGTTTTCTTGTGTTTCTCCGGGTCCAGTACATTGATAAAAATGACTGGCGCGACCGAAAATACACGAAAGCTGGCATCCATGCTCTGGCACAGAGTGTTATCTGCAAAATCATTGCTGTATCCCAACTGCCGTTGTGCATCGGCGAAGGTATTTGCCAGAATCGGTGTATTGGTGACGGAATACGGATCCTCTGCCATATTGACAGGTGCGGTGCCTACTACAACCTGTAGCCCTGCGCTTCCATTCACCGGAATTGTGAGTTGTGTATCCATTTCCCGTGTTTCAATTCGATGTTTGTACATTCTTTATTCTCCCTTCGTGTAGTTTCTGGTCATTTCATAGCATCTGCTCAAAGCAGAATCGGTGTTCTGTAACTGCTTTCTTGCTTCTACCAGTTTACTGACCGGTACAATTAACTCTCTCATGGCCGGCATTGCCTTTACTGCATTCTCCAGAGCCGGTATCAGTTTGCCATCTTTTAACACGGTCCCTGTTGTTACCCCTTTGAATGATGCGCCGATGTAGATTACTGTTTCAGTTGCTTCGGCCATGATTATCGGTTGACTTTCCAGCGTTTCCTGTGTTTCAGAAACCAGTTCTGCTGTCTCTAACTTGCTTTTTGCCATTAAAACTTCACCTCTCTTTGATATCCCATAAATTTAAAATGCGTTCCGATTGCTCCAAAAAAATAAGGGTATGTGTCTTCTTCCTGTAGTGCCCACTCAAATGCGCCGGCGCAAGTAAACTGTTTGTCCAGAAGCGGATCACATGCAAATCGTGCATACACCTTTTGGATCAGATTTAATACTTCTTCATGCCCTTTATTGTCCGGAGCGTCATTGTAGATTCCGAAACCGATAACAACCTCAACATTCTGATTTTCATTGATTCCTGATATGCTTCCGTTTTCAATTTTCACGATACACCAGGGGCAGGCAAAGACACCCGACTCGCTGCTGCCATCAATGTAATCTATCGTTTGAAAAATATCCGGATTATTATTTTCCGGTTTTTGGGGTATTGGGAGCGATTGCGCGAAAACCTGTAACTTTAAAAGCTCGCCGCCGATCGGGTTTTTAAACAGCATGTCATTCGTAATTGCCTTTATTTCTTCCACCAGGGCTTTCTGGAGAAATAACGGGGTTTTTCCTCTTGCGATTTGATTTTCCATTTACCCTCCTCCCAAAACCTTATCCATTACCTGATTGACCTGGGTATACAGCAGGTTTTCGATTTCTTTTTGTGATGCCCCATATACCTTCTCGCCGCCTACCATTGTTTTGTCGGATGGCGATAATAATTTTTTCAGTTTCTCTTTCTTTGGATTACTGCGCATTTTTGACCCGGGCACCCGGCTGACAACAGATACATGGCCGGTTTTGAACTGGACGACAAAAGCATTGTCCAATGGCTTTGATGAACCCTTCAGGACATTACCTTTGATTCTCTTGCCGCTGCGCCTGCCATCTTTTCGATAGGTCGTTTTGCTAATTGCAAGGCTGGACACATGAAACTCTTTTATTTCATGTACCGGTGATTTGAACTTAATGATAGCGGTCGGGCTTTTGGTATTTGCCTTTACGATGGATGAGCGGGACATAATAGCGCTTTTCCGTGATACCTTTCCGGTATACACCTGTGCCGCTTTCCCCGTCAGTAATCGTTGCGCTTGCTTTGCAGTATTGTTGACGGCAGTTTTTAATACTGAATTCCCACTCTTTCCAGTCCCTTCCAGTTTTTTTTCGATTGATTTAAGCGCCTCCTCCGAAACCTGAATCCCTACACTTTCGCTCATGATCTTACAGCTCCTAACGTAATAGAAAAGATGCCACCTTCATCGATGGCATCCAGTACTTTATAACTGCTATTATCCAGTTTTAACGCTCTTCCAATAGTTGGGAGCGGTCCGAAATCACTTTTCGCAACATAAAGTACAATCTGCTTTTCATACACGCCATTAATGCGTCCCTGCTCCACCTGTCTCTTGGCCCTTTCCACCACTTCCATGCCATCAATGGATACTGTCATTTGTTTCCCGTCAACTGTATGTAGTTCTCCGAACTCCTCTGGATTCAGGAACACGTTTTCTATATCCCGGAATGCCATCTCTTTGAATGTACTCATACAGGATCCTCAACGCTTAAATCCGGTGCATCCTCTCCGTCATCAATGACCTCATCCTCTTCTGTCTCTGTTTTTACTGCCTCTATGGCCGCAATTACATCCTCCTTTTTACGCATTTTAGATGCATCAACGCCGTATTGTTCCGCAAGATTCTTTAGTTGTGCGAGATTCATCTTCTCCGGATATACTGGAGCCATGTACGCACCATTCTCCGCGCCTTCCGGTGTGTCGTTTGTCTGTCCGCTGTCCGCTGACGGCGTGCCGTCCTCCGGCTCTTTTTTGACCGTACCGACGTATGCGGCAATGCCGGCAGCAACGAGTTCGGCCTCGCGCTTTTCATTCAGTTCAAAGGGTTCATCTTTTGAGGTTTTTGGTGTCATAATCCCGTTGAAGAATACACCCACGGTTCCGTTAATTACTCTGATCATAGTTCTTGCTCCTTTCTCCGGATTATTGGCCCAGCACCTTAGCGGTGATAAAACAGTTTTTGTTATTTGGAATAAGCAACGGGCAGCTGGTCAGAATCAGCTCTCTGGTGTTACTGGTTGCGTCGCTGATATACTTAGGCACATACCGGCCGGTGTAGGTGTGAAATTCGCCGTCCACCTGCTCGACCTGAGTAACTGCTCCGTAAAGAGTACGGCCAGCAGCCGGGGCACCGACTGCAATGTGGCCGGCCGGAATGTACTGCCTGATCTGGCCGTTTTCATCCTCGTAGGTTTCTTCGTAGGATAAAAAGTCAATCATGCGGCCCTTGATGTTGAGGCGTGCAAACCTCGCCGCTCCGGAGGGCAGCGTCTCGGGATCTACGCCACCTATATTATAGTTTTTCACGTCCAGCAGCTTAATAATCCACTCATTGGCGAGAATGACGTCAGCAACATCAGGAGCACAGAGCACTTCGGTCACGGGAAGTCCGCGAGAGGTCAGCATAAAGATCATGAGCGCAACGTCGGCGAGCAGTTGCTTGCCAGACTCTACGGTGGTGTTCCACATTTGAGCCGGAGCGTATACGGCCGGGTTGGCAGCGCCGGCATAAAAGTGGATCTCTTTATCCTCAAAGCGGCCCATATCGTCAATGTAATGACGCATGACACAGCCGTTTGTGAAGATAGTCTCCGCAGCCATGGCCTCCTTGCGGCGTTTGATCATGTCGCGCATGTCGTCCGCGTCCTTCATTATGAGAACGCCCTGTCTCTGCTCGGGTGTGAGCCGAGAGTAAAGAGCTTCACCAAAGCCGCGCTTTCTTAAGTCATCAGCAGTGAGTGGGCGCTTCGGCGCGATATAGGGGGGAGTGTAGCGCTCCATGTGGTGGCCGTCACGCATGATAGCCATGCCACCCTTGCGAGGTACAACAAAAGGTGCCAGTTTTTTGCTGCCTTCCCTGTACTCGACAAGCACGTCGTCGGTTGCGAAAATGTCGGTTGCTTCATTGGTCGGGAAGTATCTGTCCAGCAGAAAACTACGAATCTGCGGCAAGAGCTCCACGGAGCGAAGCAAAGTGTGTGTATCGTAAATATTAAAAGCCATTATTTTGTCCTCCTCTTAAATTTCCACAGCGTCAGAAAGCAGGATCCCCGCCACGCGGAGCGCTTCTTTATCGGCTGCGGTGATAGTGTACCCCTCGGCAACAATCAAGGCGTTGCCATTAAAGTGGCCGGTTCTGTATGCCACGCCGGTGACAGTGCCGGTTGCTCCGGTGTCCACGTCGTCCGACAAAATACAATTTGCCTTGCCGGTTGTCGCTGCTGCGATCATCGTCATGCCGTCAGTTCCGGAAGCGAGAAGGGTACCGCGTTTCAACACGCCCTGACCGCTTTTAACGTCTACGCCGAACACGTCGGCCGGAGGGTATGTGCTGTTAATCAAGTTGTCGAAGCTTACGGCTCCGAGGTTTTCGTCAAGTCTTTTGCTCATTATTTGGTACCTCCTTTGGTTTTATTGTAAGCATTGACCACGGCCTGAATGTCCGCTTCGTCCTCGCCCGGATCCGGTGCGCCTGTTCCGTTGTTAGGAGCAGCACCAACTCTGTCAGCCCCGGACGCAGCACCGTCGGCTTTGAAGCTGGCCAAAAAAGCGGCGCCGTTCTGTGCGTGTTTCTGCATTGCCCTGAAGCTAAGCTCCTGGGCCGTGCAGGGGTTTTCCCCGTACTTCGCGGCGGCGATCATTTCAGGATCACCGACAGCTGTCTCAATGCTTTCGATCGCCTGCAGGCGTGCACGTTCCTCTGCGACTGCTTCTGCTCTGGCGGCTGCTGCGGCTTCCTGTTCGATCTGTGCCGCGAGCTCAGGGTGGTTCTTTCTGAGTTCTTCCATGTTCATGGTAAGGTTTCCTCCTTCTTTGCTTGTGCCGCCTTTGTTGGCCGGCTTATTATTTACTCCCGCCTTAGCGGTGGGTGCCTTGGTTGTTACCGGGATAGATACCGGAATGTTGCGGAGTCCGTTAATGTCATGAGCCACGCCGTTGACAGTCAGAATCTTGCGGTCTGCGCTCATGCACATGTTCACAACGTGGTTACTTTCTCCGCGTTCACAAATGTCTGCAAAACCCTTGTCCACGGCTTCCTGGCCGGTCATCCACGTTTCCTTGGTCATCATGCTGCGGAGCGTATCGACATCGAGGCCGCTTTTGGCGTTGTAGATTTCGGCGACGGCTCGCTCGCTGGCGTCCATGCCTTTAATCAGTTGCTTCATGTCGGGAATATTGAGCCAATCCCAGAGCAGCACACTGACGCCGTGGATCATAACCAGGGATCCGGGGTAAACAGTGACGGTGTCGCCTGCACACATGATCACGCTGGCCGCACTGGCTGCAATGCCTTCCACGATGATATTGACAGTTCCGTTTAGGGCTTTCAGTGCGTTGTGGATTGCAATGCCGGTGTAGAGGTCGCCACCGCAGCTGTTAAGTTTGACGTTGATGTGCGATTTGTCTTTGACCACGGCCAAATCCTCCATGAAGCCCTCCGGCGTGATGAAAAGGCCGGGTTCAGGTTCGCCCGTCCACCAGTCGATCGGCACCTGGCTCATAACGTCGCCGTACAGAGTGATCTCGCCTTCGTCTGCTGATACGCTCGCTATGTTCCAGAATTTAGTTGCCGTTGCAATGGCTGGCTGCGGCCCGGCAATGAGCGGGCCGGTTTTTGGTTTATTCATTTGACTTGCCCTCCTTTATGGCTTGTTTTATGGTTTCGTTGACAATAGTTCGCTTTATTTTGGCGCTCATGGATTGCTGTTCCTGTTCTGCCGCAGTAGCCTGGGCGAGTTTTTGGTTTTCTCTTTGCAGCTGCTCCACGTTTGCGTCCCATTGTCCGCCGTTGAGTCTGATTGTCGACTGCTCGCGTGTGGAGAATCCTTCGCCGCATGCAAGGATCTCGGCTGTTATTTCCTTTGTGGGATCGAGCTGTCCCTGGGATGGGCCGATCCACTCGCTTTCGAGATACGCCGCCCTGATTGCCGGGTTTGTGAAAAAGCCGGGGGCGGCAATGCGTCCACGGGCCACAGCTTCGCTCATCCACACTTCATAAGTAGGACGGCAGAAGTCGTCAGCAAACCACTCTCTGCGCATTTTGAAGGCCTTCCACGCTTCCAAAAGCGCGGCCCTGCTGGCTGAGTAGCTTTTATTAAACGATTTCATCAGGAGATCGGCAGGTATTTCAAGGGCAGCTCCGGTTTGCTCGCAAATTGAACGAACGAAGTCGGCGAAGCCGCCTGCTGGCCGCTTTGGATCAGCAAAGACAACATCCTCTCCTTGCTCCATAATGTTGATCTGTCCGGGACCCATTTCGTACTCGTTGGGTTCCTTTGGCACTTCTGGGAGATCGCTGCCCACTTCGTTGAAAGGCATATCTGTTGCGTCTCCTTTGGTTACTACGAAAGCAGTAAAAAAGCTCTCGATCACTGCGGCCGTGAGCTCACTCTCGGTATATCTTCTTAGTTGGAGCAGGGGCTCAATCACCTGCGCCAGATAACTAACGCCACGGTATTGATCCGGGCGCTCCGAGTCCATGACGTGGATCACGTTCGGGAGTCCTGTGTTCTCTCCATAGGCAAGTACGCGGGCCCACTTCGTGTCACCGGCACCCTGTTCAAACGGGTAAGTGTTGCGTATATGGTAGGCCGTGATCATGCCCCGGCTGTCAACCTCCACGCCATCGTATATGGTGTTGCCGTTTTCAGCTTTTCCAGTTGTATAAAATTGCGGCATTGTGCTGCCTCCTGTGTACGGTGTCGCTATACGATCGGCTTCTATCAGGTGCAGGCGCAGGCTGTATGGAAACAGCTGTGTGGTGTCATATTGCTTAAATACGCCCAGGCAATCACCAGAGACAAGCCACGAGATCAGAGCAAGCTGCTGGAGCCCGTAAAAGTTGTTTATCCCGGTTGCGTCACAGGCATGTTTGTTCTTGGCCCACAATGCAAACTCGCGCTCGGTGGTTGTCTGCCATGCCTCCGCAGCGTCCGGCGCCATTCCCAGCACGTCCTTGTCGATTCTGCTTTTCAACTGCAACCCGACACCAATAACGTTGGTGCGGTTTGTCTTGACCGCGCTTGTTGCGATAGGCGCGGCCATGTACAGCATGCGGCTGCGTTGTCGGAGTGTATGGTTGTTATAATCTATATCCTCACGGGGCGAACCGCTCGGAGCATTGAAGCCCTTTATCGCTTTTTTCTTCCAACTGGCGCCAGCTTCGCCGTAGCCTTTGTTCGCCGGACGTACTGTGTCGGGCAAGTACATGCCCAGTTTTTTGTCGTATTTTATGTTGCTCACCTCCTTGAATTAAAACAGGCCGCCGGGCAAGTAAAGGAGTAAAACCTTCACCCGGCAGCCTTATTGTTAAACACAGCACAAGGCTATGGCTTAACCATTACCAGTCGCGCAGGACTACGCCCACTGCTTTTCTGGGACTCTGTCCA